GGGGGGACATGAATGGTGACGGTTTCTTCGCCGTCGATTGTGCCGTCCAGCTTGACTCGGGGTATTGTTTGCGCGCCGAAATCGCATTGGAACGACTCAAGGATAGCAACGCGCACATCCTGAGTTGCGGCATCGTACGATGCCACGAACTTCCCGAGGACTACTTGGGAAAGGTTCGCGTGGTGATACGCCAAAACCATTGACTTGATTGCGTTTACGAGCTTTCGATCCTTGAAGTTTTCGATCAGGTTTTGGTCGGAATGCAACCGATCGGCGACCTCGGTTGGGTTCAGGGGACCGCGGCCTGCCCGGTTTACTGTGGCGGCGCGGGTTGTGCCTTGCGGCGGAACTGGGATCGTAACGCCTAGGGCGGTTTTGGTGGCTTCGTCTAGCGTGTCCGCTAGCGTGCCTAAAGGTCTATTTTGTGTTTCGATCATGATTTTTTGAGCCTCTTTCGTTTGTCGGTTTGTGTGTGGGCTTCCCCTAAGCTTAGGGGGGTTAACTAGAGCAGACCGGACAATTTTCCCGGTCTGGGTTGAGCGTGGTGTAATGCTCGTTTAGAACGCGGGCTATGTGCCCGCATGGCCATTGAATAGTAGTGTACTGTGACTGGTCATGGAATCGGTCGCATAAGCGCTTGAAATCTTGCTGGCTTACGTCAGGCCATGTGTTGGGCATTGTGGAGTCTCCAGTTTCCCCTAAGCTTAGGGGAAACGGTTGGTTAGGTTGTAGTGTGGACGCACACGTAGGACGCGCGATTGAGGCGTAGGGCGATAGGTTGTCAAGGAACGGGTTCGCACTTGTGACGCTCTAGTGCCTATGCATTGGTCCTTTGGCCTGACCGTGTTAACGCGGCTATGTGAGCGCACATCTAGTGCGGAGAGGGCGAGCACAATGCTCGCGCCTCATATATTGGACGCGAACGGATAGAAAAGGTTAGCGACACCCTGCATGGCAGGTAGCCTACCGGATACCTGAACCCGAAGGGGCGCAGACACCCTATAGAAGCAAGGCAAGGGCCAGACTTGGGCTACCATAGGTAGTGTGTCATGCTGTTGACACAGGCCTAATGGTGGGGTGTGCGTCAGGCATTTGACGGGCCATACTCGTGCAGGGGTTAAGTCCTTTGTTATGAGTGAGTTAACGCGTCAATCATTTGACGTACCATGTCAAGGGCTTGACATGGCAAAGCTAAGTTCAATGGGCTGAATGAGATGCGAGGCCTCTGGCATATGTAGTGGTGTCAACGCTTTGACACACAATATATGGGAAATTGTATCTCGTTGAGCCCAAAAGGCCGGGTTTGGTACTCAAATTGCGTCTCACCACAGCATGTTTAGTGCCATAGTTTGGTACTCAAATTGCGTGTCGGCTAAGTCGTTGATTCTAAAGGGCAAAAAATATATTTGCTTTTATTGTCGGCCTGGGCGCCCGGTTTGGTACTTGACGTGCTGAAACCTAGCCAGCTTACTCAAAAAATTGGCTAAAAAAACCTCTATGCAAACTTATCATTTTGTGCTATACTTGACACAATGGAGAAACAGCTTGACACTAGCCCCTCTCTTGAGTTACCATCTAAATGATGGACCTCAAATCCATCGTCGGTCTCCTCCCCGACTGCTCTCCCTCCTCAAACCTCCGGTTCTGACGCGCCAGGCCGGAGGTCCACTTTTTAGCGGCCTCAAATGTTCAAAAAACGCTACCTTCGCCACCCAATCAAACCCACTCAGTGGTCCAAGGATGTCATGCGGGCCCGGCTTTCCCTCCGCGAAACCCAGGCCGAGTTCGCCGTTCGCTTCCAGGTTATCCCCTACACGGTCCATAACTGGGAAATTGGCCGCTCCGAACACGTGCCGCACATCTACCGCTTCATCCTCGAAGACCTGATCAAAAACCTGAAGGATAACGGCATCTGGCTGAACACCGACGTCTTCGATACGATCTATCGGGACCGCCTTGAAAGGAAGGGAAATGCCCTGGGATAACCCGCAACCCTGGTTCTTAGCCTTTTGCCTTCTGACCAATGCCCTAATCGGCTATGGCTGCTGGAAAATGGCCTGTCTCTCCGACGAACTCGAATTCAACCGCCTGCATCGTGAAGCCTGGAAAAAGCACTTTGACGAAAACGTAGCCCACAAGTGGACTTTCTATGACGGTGTCGGCTCCTAAACCACCGCCCCAACTGCCTCGTTGACCCGGTCATCGGAGTTTTAATGAAAATACCGCGCAAGTTCCGCTTTCTTGGTAAAACCTGGACGGTTGACTACGCGAATCCGCCCGAGCCTTCAATGCCTACAGCCTGGGCAATAACCCAAGCTCGTAACCAGTCTATTGTTATTTCGTCGACTTTGCCGCAGGAGAACAAGGAAGAAGCCTTCATTCATGAGCTATTGCACATGCTAATGTTCAGCATGGGCGTTAATGAGTCGTGTAAAATATCTTTTGAGCAAGAAGAGGCAATTGTCAACATGTTATCTGCTGGCCTTTACGCTTTAATAAAGGACGAAACCATCAATGTTTAAATGGTTTGGAAGCCTCCGACTCCTAAAGCAAATTGTGATCGAATTAGGCCGAATCGCCACGGTCTTAGAATACTTTGCGGCTAAAGATGCTCGCCTGACCGGGTCAATGTTCATGCCGCGGGCCCGTGGTTGGGCCAAAGGCAGGGATGAATCTGAACTTACCTATACCGATTCGGCTGCAATCCAGGCTAAATTGGCGGATGAAGAGGCCTTAATGTTGCAACAGGGCTTTCCTGCCCTGGATAAATTGGACGAGTTTGAAGAATGATCCCTGATTTAAGTAAAACACTGGCAAAAGCCACGGAAGCCCCATCAAAAAAGCGCAAATTGACTAAGGTTAACGAGGAACCACGTAGTCATAAGTCGGATAAAGTGCAGGAGCAGGCTTTAGAGCTGCTCGATGCGACCGTAAAGTCGGTTTTGCCTCCAAAAGTGAACAAAAAGTACCCGATGAAGGTCGTAACCGAGGCTTATAAGAACTTTGAGGAGGCTGTTGGTGGCCGGGACGCGTTGATTACCGTGCTTAACCATGTGCCGGTCGAATCCAAGGGCTATCCGGCTGTGCAAAAGCTTTTAAAAGACCCTAAATTCGAGTCTGATGCCCTGTACAGCCTCTTTGCGGTGTGCGGACGAAACAATATAGCCCTCAGTTCCGTGGTGACCGCTTTCCGGGACGCTACGATGGCACACTTGGCCGTCGAAAGTATGGTGCAGTTGGCGGAAAAGGCGCCGGCCGTTGTCGAGCAGATTGCCGATGACGCCCAAAATCGGTATGAGCGGTGCCACATCTGTGAAGGCAAGAAGCGTGTGAAACGTTTGAACAACGGCGAGTGGGAAAAGGACGCCAATGGCAATGTTTTGACTGGACTTTGCTATGAATGCCGCGGAACAGGTAAAATCTGGAAGGTTCATGATACTACAAACCGAAAGCTTTTCTTGCAAATAACCGGCATCCTTGATGACAAACGGACGACTCCGCTTGTAAATATTAACAATAACAACGCTAACGTGTTGAATGGAGACTTTTTACCAGGCGATGGCACCTTCGAGAAGCTAATCCGGGCCATCGACTTGACTACGGCTGTGGCTGCGCCCAAAGAAGAAGTTATTGACGTACCTTTTTCAGTCTATGAAGAGGAACAAGCCCCTGATTCGGCATCACTTCAGCCGGATACCGATGCGGGAAACTAAGGCTGCCGGAATTGCTTTGCAACTCGATTGCGAGCAACAAAAGCAGATGTTCGAATATCTAGGCATTTTTGACGACGAAGAGGACTTCATGTTGGATTATTATCCGGCTGGAAGCCCAATACCGAGAAGTGGTGGAGGCCCTAATCTATTCCCAAAAGATCATAGCCGGGAAAGCGGCTAAGATCGAGGCTCAGTTCCCAATCAAACTTCGTGAATACACCGTTCCGGAGATCGAGTATTGGGTGGATCGGCTAGGACGGCTAATCCACCCGGATTCTACTGAAAATAACCCGAAACTGGTTCGCTCTCTGAGCGAAGAAGAGCAGCTTTTTGTCACGAACGAAGTCTTCATGTGCAAGATTTCCTATCCTTACTGGGCTCCTCGCTACGCTTTCATCAAGTACGACAAAGGCGGCGTGGCTAGGCTGCGTCTCGCTGAGAGCCAGGAAATGCTTCTTAGCGTCTTAGCCTCCTTGGAAGAAGCTGGAAAGCCTGCTAAGATACTCAATTTGAAGGCTCGCCAGATTTACTCCAGTACTTTCTCCGAGACTGTCCTAACGCACAAGGCCATGAATATTCCGGGCATTACCAGCATTGTGGCTAGCGATGAGCCGGACAAATCTGAGTTCTTGTTCAACATGATGGAGCGCATTTATGACAATTTGCCATTCTACTTGAAGCCGCACAAGAAGTTTCGCGTCAAGGGGTCTCAGCTCTATTTTGACGACATGGACTCCCTAATTGACGTGGACTCCGGCAATAAGCGAGTCGGTGGCATCGGCCAGGGCATGACGGTTCATGCCGGGCATCTTTCCGAGCTGGCTACATGGGACAACACGGATCAGATCACTGCCGACTTAATCCCGGCTATTATCTCGGGAGAGTCCATAAACACGTTCTTTATAATGGAATCAACCGCCAACGGCAAGTGGGGTTTCCTTTACGAGGCTTGGCTCGCGGCCAAGCAGAAGAAGTTTTATGATTTCGTGCCTGTCTTCATTCCTTGGTGGATCATGAAAGAGAAATACGCGAATGAACCAGAGATTGGTTGGGGTCCTTCGGACCGTGTCTTGAAGCTAGCACTTCAAATTAAGAGTACCAAAGGCGTAGAGCTTACACGCAAGCAAATGTTCTGGTGGGACAAGTATTACGCTTCGTACAAGGAGCGCGATAAGCTTAACGAGTTCTTCGCTGAGTACGCGTCCGATGATCAGGAGGCCTTTCAACTGGCTGGCAAGACCGTTTTTCCTACGGAGCGCCTGAACGATATGCTGCGGGAGGCCAAGACACGGGTTCCGGGCGTATATGAACTTCAAGAGAAAATGGTGCGTAAATGAACCATCCTGAAGTGTTTACGGTAGGAAATAACTTTCGGTTGAGCCAATTGAAAGAGTTTGAGCTGGATTACGACCATTTCCCGCTGGGCGCCCTGGTCATGTGGGAAGAGCCCCGGCCTAATACGAACTACACGATAGGCGTTGACCCAAGCTGGGGTGTTGGGCAGGACCGCTCAGCAATCCATGTGCTTAAAAATGGCACCGTACACAATAAAGACATGCAAGTGGCTGAGTTTGCGGCGGATGACGTCAACGTGCACGAACTGGTTCCAATCTGTTATACGCTTGGTTGTTTGTACAAGAACACCGCGGAAGACACGGAAGCGCTCATGAGCGTCGAGTGTAATATCTCGGATGATATTGTGCAACAATTATGGAGCAACTACAACTATTCTAACTTGTTTATTTGGAAGTTTTATGATAATATAAAGAAGCAGCTCTCGAATAAACTCGGTTGGTGGACAACTTCTAGAACCCGCCCCAAGATCATCAACAAAGCCATCCATTACGTGAAGCAGGACTGGTGGGACATCTCCAGTCCCTGGTTGATAAATGAGATGCAAACCATTGAAAAACTTGACAATAAGGTCCGAGTTGAAGCCGCCGCCAGTCATCACGACGATATCTTCATGGCAGCCGCTATTGCCTTGTGGTCTGCCCATGACCTGGAGTTCTCTGAGCTTGGAACTATTGAAGAAACTGCCAAAAAGCGCGAGCGCAGGCTTACAGGCATTGTTGAGGCTTACGCGGATGTCCAACAGGCGCCTCTTTCGAAAAGGCGCGACTTTATAAATTCGGCCTGTAGCTCGGAGGATATGCACAACGATATCTTAGACCGGCATAGGCATGACGCAGGATACTAATGAAATTTCCAATTTCGATTCCCGATGAGCAATATGAACGTCTTGAAGCCGTCGCCAAGGCTCAAGGCAAGTTTCCGGATCGCTTCGTAAGCGAAGCCATTGACTTCATTTTGCATCTGAACAAACAGGAGAACCAGATTTTGCTCACGGGCCGGGAAGTGGCGGCCATATCGGATACGGTGGGCGGAAAAACACTCCGGACCGGGTCAGACATTGTCAAGTTGTTCCAGGATGTTTTCCGGATCAAGGTTTCAGGCATAGCGCTAGACTTAGACATGGAAGATACCAACATAATGCATGAGCAATACGATAGTTTCAAGGACTTCGTGACTTTCGACCAGTTCGTGGCGGATAGCATAAAGGATGCCCTTGGTCTTTACCTGTGGGGCTCAACCCGCGGCGTTGTCAGCTATCGCTGATTGCCAGGAGGTTACTATGCCAATACGTGAATTTGCTTGCGACCCCTGCAATGTCTACACCGAGGTTATCCACCCATCTGTTGACCCGGTCAGCGTGCCAGTGCCGTTGTGTCCGCGCTGTGAAGTTCCAATGGCGCTTTTGATCTCGTTACCGAATTTGGATACTGAGACGAATTTTAAGGGCCGGCAAATTTATCGCGGGGTAGACGGCCGGACCTGGAACATTGATACGTTGCATAAGATGCGCGCGGTAGAGCATGCCTATCAAGAGACCGGGCATGATGTGCGCTTTGACGCTTATAGCGGAAATCCTTCGAATCCTGACCCAGTGGATGGGTATGGGCCAGAGTATCACGATGGGTCTACGAAATCAACCTCGGGAAAAGTCTATGTTGATACTAAATAATGGCAACTAATAATTTGTTTAGAACTGGGGCTGATTCTCCGCCTCCACCGATTAATCCGCCAAATGTGTCGCAGCCGCCAATTGTGTCTAGTACGAATGCGCCAGCCTCGGGCTATGAGACGGATCTGCTGAGCTGGATTACGGCGGCGGTACGGGAAGGCGATGCTCTCCTTAGCATTGAGGGGCAGATGGAAGATGTTGACGAGAATATCCGGATTGCTCTCGGGGACCAGCGGAGTAGTATTAGTACCATTGGCGAAGGGTCAAAGAGTGAAAGGTCAAAGTCGGTTTATCACAATAACTACAGGAAGAGCAGGATAGGCAAGAATATTAACGATATCGCCAGTTCTATCACAGACTTTCGGCCTATAGGTCAGGCTAAGACTTATAATGAGCTTTATGAGAATCAAGGGATAATTCTCGATAAACTCATGACGTCTTGGTGGTATAACATGGACGTAGACTTGAAGCTGCAAATGTGTGCAAAGCAGTCTTTGGTTGCTCGGACTGCGTATGCCCAGATTGTGTTTAACCCGGCCTTACACAATGGAATGGGAGATCTAGACATTATCGTTAAGGACTATCGGGATGTTCTGCCGATACGGCCAAACAACAAGCAGAGTATTCAGGATGCCGTTGGCGTTGTAATCAAGACTAAGAACACGGTGAATTGGGGGCGTTCTCGATATCCGGATAAGGCGTCTAAAATTCAGGCAAGTTCTGAAGGCGGCTTGGCTGCGGCTTGGGCTCAACGCAGTTTTACGTCTAGTCCGATTCTGGATTACCTTGAACGGGGTATACCAAAGAAAAAGTCTGACTTTGCCATACCAACCTATGATCATTATGAGATTTATATCCGGGATGGTTCGCTGAACAAGAGCGGGCGCGAGCAATGGGTTGGCCCTAAGGATTCCCCGTGGGGATATTGGGTGAAGCCGGATGAGCCTTTGTATCCGAGATTGCGTCTTGTTGTCGTGGCGAACTTGCGTGAGATCCTTTATGACGGCGGAAGCCCTTATTGGCATGGAATGTTCCCATTAATCAAGCTTACGCTTGATCCATGGCCGATGACTTACCTGGGCCGGAGCGCTCTGGTCGATGCTAAGTCGGATCATAAGTTGGGAAATGAGCTTCTTCAGGGCGTGGTGCAGGCCTGCCGGAAGGCGCTCAAGCCAGGCATTATTGTTGATAAGCAGGCTGTTAACCGGAATATCTTGGATATGTTCGACTCTTCGGTTGAAGGCTATAAGTTAAGGACGAATCCGTCGGCTGGGCAGGGAATTATTTTGGAGCCGCCTCCGATATTGCCACCTTATGTCGAGAACCAGATGGCTCAAGCTGAGCAGCGCATTGACTATGTCATGGGAATCCTGGACATGCGCGCCTTAGCTCAGCTCAAGTCCATGAATGTAGACACAAATGTTGAGACCTTGCTAGAAAATCTTGGGCCTTCAGTACGGACTAAGGGCCGAGTGCTGGAGATTTTCCTGCGCGAGCTAGGGAAGATGATGATTGCTAACTTCTTCCAGTTCTATACCGTGGCTCGGCGCGTCGAAATTTTAGGCGCGGAAGGCATGGATTTTGAGGATTTCGACTTTGACCCCGGCACGTTAGTGCCGGCCTTTACCTCGAATATGCTTCAGGATGCCTTTGGCGATAAAGCAAGAGATGAGACTAAGCGGTTTTATGGGCCGGAGGGGCAACCACTCAGCCGGGCAGAACGTGCTATGGCGCACATTCGGAGTTTTACCTATTTTATAACGCCGAATTCACTTTTGTCTTTGGCCAAGACTCAGGATAAGTTGCTTTATCTGCAGTTGTTTCGGATGGGTGTCCTGGATGCAATAACGCTCCTGGAAAAGATGGACATTCCAAATATTGGCGAGTTGCCAGGTGCTCCCAAGACCGTGCTGGAACGAATGGCTGGTGCGGCTCAGCAAGGAATTGTTGGTGCTGTCAGCGCGGCTGGACGAAAAGCTACAGGCCAGGAAATGCCGCAGATGCGTTCTGACGGTAAAATTAGCGAATCTGGATAAGAAAGGATAAACAAATGCCAAAACAAAACTTCTCGTTCGACCTTTACTACAAATACTGGCCTCCCGAATTTAAGGACTGGGCATTTTTAAAGCAGAAATGTATTGATTGGATGTCTAGCAAAGGTATTACTGTGCTTGACATCACGTTCAAAGATGTTCCTACCGATCCAGTGACCAATCCAGCGGGTGCAAAGCTCGTCGTTTCGGTGAAGGGCGCAGATTCTGTGGACCTGGACCTGGAACATAACAAGGTCGCCGCGAGATTGGGTTTAAATATCTAAATGGCGTTCGCCTTTGTCCAGAGCGCATCCGCCAGCGCCGATGGCACCGGCACTTCCCTGAATGTAACAGTCAGTTCGACGGGAGCCGGAAATCTCATTGTTATCTACGTCGGGTGGGAAGGCGCTGCCGGTTCGACGATTAGCGTTAGCGACGGAACGTCGTCGTTTACGCTGGCAACTCTAAAAGATGCGACAGATAACCATGCGCAATTTCTCTATCTCCTGGTGTCGAACAGTGGCAAGACCACGATAACAGTTACGTGGTCTTTAACGCGAACGTTCCGGCGAGCACACGTGTGGGAGTTCTCCTACACCGACACCGCGTCTCTGGATGTGGAATCTACCAATACAGCGACGAATAATGCGCCGACGTCCGGCGTGGTTACGACGACCGGAACGGACGAAGTCGTCCTGGGTTGCTACAAAGAGTATGCCGCGTTGGTGTTGACTAGTCCTTTGATTAATGCAGTTGCTGCTGCTGGCTCGATCAGTAATAGCCCCGCGGGTAGTTATTCGTCCACGTGGTACAGAATTTTGACTGCGACTTTTACGAATGGAGCCGCAACTGGAACCCTAAGCACGGGCGCGGCGTGGATTTGCAACTTGATTTCATTCAAGGCGGAAGCTGCGCCGGGTGGCTTGTCTATACCAATTGCAGCGTATCATTACCGTTATCATTTGGAGACTTTTTAAATGCTTTTTCTTCGGCAAGGCGCAACACATAAAGTTGTCATTGGTCCGGCGGTCGCGGTGGGCGACGGGTTTACACCAGTCACTACCTTGTCTTTGAGCACTGCGGATGAAGCCGAAGCAATCCTTCATGATAATGGCACCGTGGTTGATATTAGTAGCTACACGTTTGGTGCGGTTGCAGTCGCGGATGGTTATTATCACTTGACCTTACAGTCGGGTATTAGCGGCACCGTAGGACATTTGTCCATTGTCATAAATGATGATTCATTGTGTTTGCCGGTTAAGGCAGATTTTACAATTGTTGAAGAAGCAGTTTACGATCAACTCTATGCCGCTTCCGCCCCGGGTGCAGCCACTGTTGCTGCTCTCTCAGCAGTTGATGACTTGGTCGATGACTTAGAGTCTAGACTTGGTACACCATCCGACCTTGGTGGCGGAGCCACCATTGCCGCCAACTTAGCGGATATTGAGGCACAAACTGATGACATTGGTGTAGCTGGTGCCGGTTTGACTAATATTAACTTGCCAAATCAGACCATGGACATCACGGGCAATATCACGGGAAATCTGTCCGGGTCCGTGGGTAGTGTTACTGGCCTTACTGAAGCCGGTATTGTTGACGCGGTGTGGGATGAAGACGCGACTGGGCATCAAACTACAGGAACTTTCGGCCAAGCTATTGGCGATCCAGTCGCGGACACTAATACTATTTTTAAAGCGGTTGTTACGGATGCAACCGGAGCAACCGTAGGAGCCGACGTCGTTGCCGTAAAAACGGCTGTTGATACCATAGACAACTTAGTTGACGATTTGGAATCCCGGTTAGGTACACCATCAGATCTGGGCGGTGGAGCAACGGTTGCAGCCAATTTGGCGGATATTGAAGCCCAAACGGATGACATTGGCGCGGCTGGGGCAGGCCTTACGGCGCTCGCCACACAGGCCTCGGTGAATACAATTGATGGCATTGTTGATGATATTTTGCTTGATACCGCCGAAATTGGTGTAGCCGGAGCGGGCCTGACCAATATTAATTTGCCGAATCAAACGATGGACATCACCGGCGATATCACTGGAAATCTTAGTGGTAGCGTTGGTTCGGTGTCCGGAGCAGTTGGGTCCGTGACTGGAGCTGTTGGATCGGTAACTGCTCCGGTTAGTGTTGCGGCCGGCCAATTTTTTGTCAAAAAGAACACCGAGTTGGCCAACTTCGAGTTCGTCATGTTTGATTCGACGGATCACATAACGCCAAAGACCGGATTAACTGTCGCGGTGCAAGCGTCTAAGGATGGAGCCGCCTTTGCCAATGTTACGAACACGCCCGCAACCGAAGTATCAGCCGGAGTTTACAAGATTACGCTCAGTACCACCGACCTTAACGTGACAACGGTTATGCTTAAAGCGACTGCTACTGACGCGGATAATCGGTACTTCTTCATTGTAACACAGGCTTAATGATTATTGATCAAAGCTACTCGACTTATCCATCAACTTCAGGCATTTACCTTGGGCTTGGTCTTTTAGGCACCTGGAGTGGTACTCCTTCCGGTGCGGCCCCGCCCGGGCTCGTGGGTAGCGGCAGTGAAATGATCATGGGCGTTATCCGGCAAATGGGGTTTGATCCACAATTAACAAGTTCAATGGGGTTAGAGTAATGGGACAACGTGTTCTAGGTGAAATAAAACCCGCTTCTACCGTTACGGCTGTAGTCGCTACAAATAACTTGTCGGGGACTGAGATAACTCGGCTCCCATGCGAGGCTATCCAGTTTCAGGCGTTAGGCAGCAATACGGGTAGCGTTTATATTTGCGATCGGGCTAGTCCAACCTTGACCGAGCATGTGTTTGTTGAAATACCAGTGCCAAATGCCAGTCCGGTTACTAGGCCAGCTTGGACTGTAGGTAATCCGACAGGGGCCAATCCGCTTAATGCGGCCGAATACTTCATCCTGCCTGCGGTTTCGGGGGATGGCGTCCGGATTACGGTGCTTGAGAGCTAATGGATACTTTCAACCAAGCTAACATGGAGTTGCAGGAAGGTGACTGTATATCTATGGGCAATAAAGTGTTTAGCACAAATAAGTCCTCTTATGGCAAGTTTGTTGCGCCTCAAACTCTTCCGCTGGAAGTCCAGATAGCGTGTTTAACGGCCCGGTTGGATGCTTTGTACAACAATAAACTAATACGGTTTATTCTTTGGCTTGGGCGTATGCTGGGCTAAATAATAAATGTTGACAACGCTTGGCATGTCTGATACAATTAGCATTGACTAATGCCTTTAGCGCAAGGTTCCTCTCAGAAGACGATCAGCAAGAACATTGCTGAATTGCGCCGTTCAGGTCGTAAACCTGCCCAAGCTGCCGCTATAGCCTATAGTACAGCCCGCCGCGGAAAACGCAAAGCCAGCGGCCGATCTTCCTCTTCTGCTTCTCGCTCAACAGGGCGACGTGGCGGTCGATATTAAACTCTTTCCTTTCGGTATAAAGCAATGATGAAGAAACACGGCAGTGGAGTTCACACCTTTTTCCAAGATGCCGTTCAGAAGCCTAAGAAATAATGGCTATGCAGCCAATGCCCGCCCCTCCTTTAGACGGTAACCCGCCTTCTCCCCCAGGTTTAGGCGCCGGCGGGCAAAGCCCTTCTTTGAGTCAGCTCAGCCCGGGCGCTCAGTTGAGCGGCTCTATGCAAATGGTCCAGATGTCTTTAGAAGCAGTGGCGCAGGCAGCTAAGCTTTTAGACATGGTTGGACAAATAAATCCTGCGTTTGCTCCAATAGCACAAATGTTAATAGAGCAAATGAAGAATGGTCTTAGATCAACGTTACAGCAAGGCTCGCAAGGCTCGGAGCTTGCTGGTCCATCGCCGCAGCAAGGCATGATGCCTATGGGTTCGCCGATTCCTGGCGCAACTCAGACACCACCGCCGGCATTGCCTAGTGGTTTGATGGGTCAGTGAGAAGAGTACTACGTAAGCACGGAGGCGTAATGGCGTTCGATGTTAATGCATTTATGGGCGATATCTTTCAAGGTGTCGCAATTGACGATTCAGTTAAAGCTGCTTTGGCAAATCCAGTAGTCGCCAAGAGACTGGAAGAGGCGGCCCTTCGACAGTCCGATTATTCCAAGTTGGCGTCTGAGTACAAAGAGAAGATCAAAGGTGCTCAAGATTATTGGGATGGACTTGCGAAGTACAAGAAAGAGCTTGAAACAAGCATTGAAAAGGAGCGAACTACGCTCCGGCAGCGGCTGGTCGATGAAGGCATCGACTTAGGTGATCCTGCTAAGGTTACGCCTCAACCAGGTGTAAGTAAAGATGAACTGCAAAAGCTGGCTCAGGAGTCTCTCGCGTATATGAACGAGATTTCTCGGCTCAATATGAAACATTATAAAGAGTTTGGTGAAATTCTGGACCCGGACGAACTTTTGAAAGTGTCAGCCGCAAACGGCGGTATCAGCGTCAGCCTTGCTTATGACCAATTGGTGAAACCGAAGCGGGAGGAATTGCAAAAGGCCGATATTGCCAAACAACTGGCTGCGGCACGCGAAGAAGGCAAATTGGAAGCGCAAAAGAATTTCCAGATCCCCAGCAATGAGGGTGGCTTTCAGAGTGGTGTTCCATCAGCTCTTGACAATCTTGGTAAAGCTAGCGCAGAGTTCGGTCAAATGGCAGCCGTGAAGGCATGGCAAGAACATCGGCGTAGCGGTAAACCCCTACCAATTCTCTAATGGGTGCAAAACACCCCAGCCCGGTTGCATTTTGCAACTGTAAGGAATAAATGGCTAATAACATTACTGATGAAGTTAATGTGTTTACTCAAACACATATCGTTCCCGGCGTTGTGGATGGCGTCTTCAAGAACGACCCGTTGCTTGCTTATTTGAAGTCCAACGGCCTCCGAAGAATCCAAGGCGGTGCTCATGGCGGCTCCATGATACAGGAAAACATCCTGTACAAACCCATGATTGGTAAAGCCTACGCGCCTGGCGATACCTTTGATATCACGAAGCAGCGTACCTTTGACGGATTGACCTTTGATTTAAAGCATCATGAAGCCAATGTTACCGAGTTCTTGGAACTGCTCGAAATCTACAATCGAGGCCCCGAGGCTGTTTTCTCCCTTGTAGAAGCTGATCTTACCAACGCCGCGCTTACTATGTCAGCTATGCTAGCCATTGAGCTGTACGGCGGTGGAACGGCAGATACTCTAAAGATGAACGGACTGGCTGAGGCCTTGGGCAGTACCAGCACTGCGAGCTACGATGGTACAACCTATTCTAGTTACGGAAACCTGGTTCGCTCGGTTGTCTCTCCCGCACTTGACACCAACGTAGTTAATGTCAATGGCGCCCTGACTTATAAGGTTCTCGAAGAGAACTACAACAAGACCGTAATCGGTGGAATCGAGCCAAACCTGGGTGTTACCACAAACCTTGGTATGAGCTATATCAAGCAGAAATTTCATCCGCAGTATCGTGTTACTGTCCAAGATCCAAAGATTGGGTTCACTGGAATCCAGTTCAACAAAGCAACAATCATGCAGTCTCAGTATTGCCCTGGTACTCTTGGCGTGAATGACGCCAACCTCGGCAACTACCTTGATTCTGACGGCGAGACGTTTTGGTGGCTCGTAACGGATTACATCCGTATGTGGGTCTCAGCGTCTAGTCTGTTTGGTTTCGGATTCAGCGGCTTCAAATGGGCCAACGATTCGACTGTTGTGGCTGGCCAATACTTTGCGTCAACAAACATTACTGTGCAAGCTCCTCGTGTAATGAGTCAACTGCACACAATTACGTCGTAAGGGGAAAATAAATGGCAGTTTCTAACAATAGAAAAATGAATCAAGGTGTCTGGATTGGCGATGGCTTTGCCACGGAAAACGCCACATCCTTGTTCCTGGGCGGACAGCTCGGCATGGTCTTTACCAAGGCTGGTAAGACCTATCAGCTAGTACAGGCTGCTTCTGGGGCAGACGCAATCATAGCCAACGTTGCTCTGGCCTGGGTGGATTTTGACGACTTCACGGTAACCGATGATATCTCGGATGCGGCCCGCAACCGGCCGGCTGGAATTGCTATCGGAACTCTAACCGCTAGCAACTACGGCTGGATTCAGGTTGGCGGCCCTGGTACAGGCAAAGACGATGGTAACAACGCCGCCGATGCCACAATCCTATTTTTAAGTGCCACGGATGGTGCCCTGGCCAATACTGCGGCGGGAACCGCGCCCACGTATATCCCAATGGGAGTAGCTACTGCTGCTGCTTCAGGTGCTGGAGGTACCATTGCCATGTATATTCAGCCTCCACACAATCAGTGGTAAGGAGTAAATAAATGGCAGCTACCCCAGTTACTAACCGAAAATACAGCGTGGCGGGGGACTTTCAGGTCCTCCACGCTACTCTCACATCGGTCACCGATGGAGACACTTTTGATACTGGTCTGGGCACAGTTGATAATTTCTTTCTAACGTGTAATAGCGTTGGCACGCCAATCTCTTTTGGGGGTTCTATTGCTCTATCTGGTGGGACCCAAGTCATTACGCTAGACGTTGAAACCAACGGGAAAGAATTTACAATTACGGTCTTTGGCCGGTAATCATTAGGTTTAAAGGGAATGGCGCAGGCAACATTGCTGGAGATGGCCCGAGAGATCGTCCTCTACAGTGATGATGTCTGCCCCATTCTACTTGCTAAACGATGGGTTCGTGATCGCTACCGAAAAATATGCGAGAAGAACCTTTGGAGCTTCAAATTAGGCCGGAGCGCATTTGGCACTACAGATGCGTATACAACCGGCACCTTAACCCTGACCAACAACTCAGCCACCGTGACCGGGTCAAGCACGGTCTGGGTTGCCGCACACGTCGGCCAGCAGCTAAAAGTGGACGGTTACGTGTTCACAATTAGCGCCGTAGCTGGAAACACAAGCCTTACCATAGACCAGACCTGGCTTGGCGACACAACTGCCGATCTTACCTACCGCATAGTCCAGGCCTATATCACACCAAGCCCTTCCGACTTCTTCGCGTTTTACAGCGTCATTGACCCGGTCAGCAGATGGAAGCTTCGGTTGGGGATCAACTCGAAGGAGCTAGATCGAATTGACGCGGCTCGTACTTCAAATGGGACACCGTACCTGTTAGCGAACGGCGTTTATAACAGCAGCCAGGTAGCTATGTATGAGCTGTGGCCATCGCCAAATACGCGGCAGCACTACATGTACATGTACGAGAAGCGTATAGCGGATCTTGCGGACGGGGACACGCCGCCGCCGATTATCCGGTCGGATATTCTCATTAAAGGGGCTTTAGCAGACCTGGCCCGGTGGCCGGGAACGCCAGAACGCCGAAACGTTATATACGATCCGTATTTCAACCAATGGAAGACTCGGGAAGCGGAGTTTCTAGAGGAACTCAATAAGGCCATGGTTGAAGACAATAGTATAATGCTCAATGACTTGGCGTATGGTACCGACTACGGGTATTCGCCGATAGACACAAACTTCATGCAATCGCATGCATTCCCCGCCTATTAAAGGCAGAAGGACATAAATGCCCGATATGAAAGGTTTTGATACACCGTTTAAGGACTATGTTGCGGATAAGATGCCGTTTACCATAGCGCCTACCCTGGACACGCCTACGTCTCCTATCAATTCGAGTGACTCTGGTGTGACTGGATCGGTAACTCCAAAGGAGTTGCCTGATAACGAACTCTTCCACGGATAATCAATGAGCCTTAAACTCTTAGCGCCTAAACAGGTGTCGGCGGCGAATACTGCCACCCAGCTCATCAGCACGGTTACCCCGTGCTGCTGGGTCTGCATCCAGGCCGACAAGGACAATGCTGACCTGGTCTACGTAGGCGACTCTACGGTCATGTCCAGTACGACTGATCGAGGTATAATCCTTAGTGTGACAGATGGGGATGCCTTCGAGAGCAAGCTTGTCATGACTGCTCATGGTGGCGCCGCTAACGGCATAAACCTGGCCGACGTTTACATTGCCTCTGAGAACTCCGGTGCTAAGGTTAACGTTGCTTACATTGAGGTTTAATGGATTGGCCCTCTAGTAAACTTCCTACAAGAAGCACGTCTAATGACGCAACTGGGTCCTATCAGTATACGACTGTTCAAGCGAACGCAACGGCTGATATTTATGGCAGTTACGCAACTTTGGTCACGGCTACTGTTCGAGAAACGCAAGGTTTTTTAGTTGTTATAACCGACAGCCAAGCCGATTTACAAAACAATGTTTTGGATATTGCCATAGGTGGGGCAGGAGCCGAAGCTGTAATTGTCCAAATATTTTTCCATACACCTACCGATGGAGCAGATTTGGTCCAAACACATTACGTGCCATTCAAAATTGCTGCCGGGACTCGTATTGCCGGCCGAGTAATATCCGCTGTTGCTGGATCGCCAACGGTTAAAGTTAGCATTTCTACTTTGGAAAACTAAGTTATGTATTTCCTGATAGACAAAGTTACAAACAAACACGAATCTACTGCATTGACGCTTGCGGAAATTGCTCAACCGTTACCGGATCGGTTAAAAATAATTGATGTGGGCGCCATAGATTTGGCGCTGAATTATTGGGATGAAATTACAAGCACGGTTAAGCCTATTCCGATTCCGCCGGATGTGATCACGCCAGTTGTTAGTAAAATGCAAGCTGCTGCCTGGTTGAAGACGTTTTTCGAAACAGACCCCACTTCTTGGAGCGCGACAGATTGGAATACCCAACTTAGGTACGCGGTATACGCCTTGTTACTAGCCGAGTTCAGAAATTTTAAATCGGGTAGAGTTTATTAATGGCGTCTATTCCTACCCTTAAGACTTCAGGGACACAGGTGGCGTCTATTGGCACGGAACATACACTGTATAGTACTACCGACGCTGGTGTCTGGGTTCTCGTTGTTGACATGGGATCAGCAACGGATGGCGACTTTGTTGAGCTTCGCGTTAAGACTATAGTCTTGAGCGGCGGTGTACTTCAAGGCACTTATTACGACTATTTCAATGCATTCCCCGTAGAAAATCGCAATCAGATATCGGTGCCGATTCCAATGGATGCCGGCATTCAGTGCGACTTTACGCTTAAGCAAACGGCTGGATCGGGCAGGTCCTTTCCTTGGAAAGTCCTGGCCCTTTAGTGCATAGCTGTGCTATACTATCCTCATGGTCGCGAAGCGGCCAAGGAGGATAATGGCAGAACCAAAAGTTATTTTGTTCGACCTGGAGTTTATGCATTTAAATTGGGGGGCCGACCTGGGTTTGATCTATTGCATGGGATGGAAGGTCTTGGGAGAGCCTAAAGTCCATATGGAGTCTGTTTGGGCTACCGCGCAAAAAGATCCGCTAGACGACAAAGTTCTTTGTAAACGAATCAAATCCATACTTGAGACGGCGGATATGTTAGTAACGTATAATGGAATCAAGTGTGATGTTCCATTCATTCAAACCCGGCTCCTGCACCATAATCTCGACCCGTTAGCCCCAATCGCCCACAAGGATGTTTACTATACGGCCAAGTTCAAACTTAAGCTCTCACGGAACCGGCTTTATGACGTTCAAACCTTTCTCGGGTTTAAGAATGAGAAAACTCCAGTAGACCTGTATAAATGGCTCAAAGCATTAGTTGGCGACCGGAAAGCGCAAGCGGAGATTTTGTACCATTGTCAGCAGGATGTTTTGGTCTTGGAGGATGCCTACTTGAAACTGAGACCTTTGATGCTGAGTCATCCTCGACTGCACGGGTACGGTACTTGCAACAAGTGCAATGGTGTCTTGCTGAAGAACAAAATATTCATGACGGCCGAGAAGTATCCCAAGATAACGCTCAAGTGCCGCACTTGTGGTGGCTGGGAGACACGCAGGCTAACGGTTAAGGAGAGAGGAGAGCTGAATGCCTAACATTAACCTTGAGGAAAACATTAAGGTCGCCATGGGAACTTTGATGTTTCAGAACATTCAGTTTCAAACTATGATCAATCAACTAAGCGAACGTATTGTTTCTCTGGAGGAAGCCGAGAAAGCCGCCAAAGGCCCAAAGCTAGCGGTGAATAACGTAAAAGAATGGCCTTCGCCAGTACAACCCGAGCCACCCTTCGCACCCGTATAAGTGAACGTCTGCTGAGCACATTCTGGTCCGCAACCGAGCTTGACCTTTACATCAATGAAGCACTTCGGGTCTGGAATGTGCTCACTGGCTATCAACGGAATGTTGAAACGCAGACAATTGCGGCGACAACTAGCCCTTTCTATGCCCGAACTGCGCTTACAACCACCGGCATTATCCTTCTTCGCATTGAAAACGCCGATACCCACCTGGACCACGTCTCGCTGAGCGAGATTGGCGCGCTTGCCCCAAACTGGATCTCATTTACAGACACGGCCGTAACTGGTTGGTGCCACGTAGGATTGAACCAGATCGTGTTCAATCCGATCCCAGGCAGCGGCTTCGACGCCACTAGCTACTACATAGATGCATCACCAATACCCGGTAGTGACGGCGCTTTCATTCAGGTCGGTGATGAAGACTTGCCAGCCATTGTAGATTACTGCGTTTTCATTGCCCGGCTCAAAGAATCCGGCTCTGAGTTTCAAGAATCCATAGCATTGCTTCAGAACTTTTTAAAGCAAGCAGCCAAGTACAACGCCAAGCTGGTTCAGACCAGTCTCTATCGGCGTGTGCTGGGCAATCCTAAGCAGCCGCAGACCCGGCCCACAGGCCTTGAGCATATTCCGCCCCGGTGAAGCAATGGCAGTT